ATTAAATCTGTAGTTACTGATGCTCCAGTAGAAGTATTGACTGAAGGAGTTTCTAAGAAATTAGATCCAGCAATGTCTGCTTATGCTGCTCAGCTCAACAAATTAAACAAATAAGGAAATCCAAATGCAATCTCGTCAAGATTTAATGAAAAAATGGGCTCCGATTCTTGAGCATGAAAGTGCTCCAAGAATTCGTGACAACTATCGTAAAGAAGTAACTGCGGTTCTTCTAGAAAACCAAGAAATCGAAATGCGTCGTGGTCGTGAAGCCCTAGGCGAATTAAACGAAGCTGTTCCTACAAACAATGGCGGTGCTGGCATCGGCTTGCAAGGTGGCGGTGCTCTTGGTCCAGGTACTGGCGTTACTGGTTTTGATCCAGTAATGATTAGCTTGGTTCGTCGTGCAATGCCACAGATGATCGCTTATGACATCTGCGGTGTTCAACCAATGACACAACCAACTGGCTTGATTTTCGCAATGAAATCACGCTACGCTGCGAACGATGGTACTGAGGCTCTATTCAACGAAGCTGATACAGATCGTTCTGGTGCAGCATCTCCTGTTCACTCTGGTGTTTATGACTTCGGTGGTTCTGAAACTACTGGTGTTGGTATGACTACTGCTGTTGCTGAAGACAAAGGTAACTCTGGTAACACATTCGGCGAAATGGCTTTCTCTATCGAAAAGACTGCTGTAACTGCAAAGACTCGTGCTTTGAAGGCAGAATACTCTATCGAATTAGCACAAGACATGAAGTCTGTTCATGGTCTTGACGCTGAAGGTGAATTAAGCAACATTCTCTCTACAGAGATTCTTGCTGAAATCAACCGTGAAGTTATCCGTACTGTCTACAAGACTGCTAAAGCAGGTGCTCAAGTTGGTGTAACTACTGCTGGCACTTTTGACTTAGACACTGACTCTAATGGTCGTTGGTCTGTTGAGAAATTCAAAGGTCTAATGTTCCAAATTGAACGTGAAGCCAATGCTATCGGTCAACAAACTCGTCGTGGTCGTGGTAACATTATCATCACTTCAGCTGATGTGGCTTCTGCCCTTGCAATGGCTGGTGTGTTGGATTATTCTTCTGGCTTGTCTGGTAAGAATGACCTAACTGTTGATGATACTTCTACTACTTTCGCTGGTGTTCTAAACGGTAAGTATAAAGTTTATGTTGATCCATATACTTCAAACGTATCTGACACTCAGTTCTTCGTTGTTGGCTACAAAGGCGCATCTGCTTTTGACGCTGGCTTGTTCTATTGCCCATATGTTCCATTGCAAATGGTTCGTGCAGTTGATCCTAACACCTTCCAGCCAAAAATTGGCTTCAAGACTCGTTATGGTCTAGTTGCTAACCCATTCGTTTCATTGGATGGTACTGGTGGTTTGACAGCAAACGAAAACTACTACTATCGTCGTGTTAAAGTCGCTAACATAATGTAATCGACTGGTCGGTTTAAAAAGCCGACATAGAAGCGGTACTTTAAGAGGGTTCTTTCGGGAACCCTCTTTTTTATTTGGATAAATAATGTTATGGCCACAACTATCACCTGCCCAATACCAGATAACATCACTCCATTATCACCTAATGGATTCATGTTCAACATCACCAGATTACCTGATTTGGCATTCTTTTGCCAATCGGTAAATATTCCAGGTATCACTCTTGGTGCTCCTGAATTCGGCAATCCATTTAATATGCAACCAATTCCAGGTGAATCATTAACCTATGATCAACTAACTGTTCAGTTCCTAGTTGATTCTGATATGGTAAATTATAAATCAATATACAATTGGATTATTGCTTTAGGATTTCCACAGTCTTATGAACAGTATATAAGTTTTAATGAATATGACACAGTAAATTATTCTGAGTTAGCAAAGAACTACTCTGATGCAACTTTACAAATTTTAAACGGCAATAATCAAACTGCTCAGATGATTCAATTTGTTGATTTATTTCCAATCACTATTGACTCATTGATGTTTGCATCTACGAATACAGATGTGCAATACCTAGTAGGGAATGCAACATTCCGCTACGGATACTATAAATTCTTGTAAGACAAACTTGATTTTTTTGTAATACTGCGGTATAATGGCAGTATATAAATGTGAGGATATTATGAACATAGAGCAATTGCAAGAAGAATGGGACATTGATTGCCAGATAGATGATAACTATCTCGGTGAAACAACCACAGCTACTCCTAAGTTACATGCCAAGTATTTAAAACTACTTGTCAATGTCAAACTAAAACACACCAAACTCCAATCAGATTACAACTTGTTACGCAAGAATAAGTTTCGCCTATATCGTGGTGAACTATCTCGTGATGAATTGACTAATCTTGCATGGGAACAATGGCAAGGTGTTAAGCCATTGAAGAATGAGATGGATGAATTTCTCTCAGGTGACACTGAACTAAATACATTAAGAGTCAAGATTGATTACCTTGAGACAATGATATATTTTCTTGAATCTGTTCTTGGCCAAATCAAAGCCAGAGACTGGCAGATTAAAACTGCAGTTGAATGGAAGAAATTCTTAGCTGGTATGTAATGATAAAAATTGAGAAGTTAGACGAAGTTTATGTTAGAGTTTTTAGCGATGGTTCTATTGAACAAGAACTCGCTGATTTCTTTACGTATGAATATCCAGGCGCAAGATTTACTCCACAATTCAGAGCAAGACTCTGGGATGGTAAAGTTCGTCTGTACGATCAGGTTAGAAAGACACTCTACGTAGGATTAGTTTCTTATGTTGAAGAGTTTGCCACTCGCAATGGGTATGGCATTGAATACGTAACTCCTGTATTCCATCAAAACAATATCACACATCAGATTGTAGAAGACTATGCCAAGTCACTCAATCCTCATGGTCGTGGTAAACCAATCGAAATCCGAGACTATCAAGTTGAAGCAGTAAAGACTGCTCTCGATAAAGAGCGCACACTGCTATTATCTCCCACAGCGTCAGGAAAGTCATTTATAATTTACACATCAATGCGTTGGCATATTGCACATGATCGTAAATGTATCATTATAGTTCCAACAACATCTCTTGTCGAACAGCTGTTCACTGATTTCGAAGACTACTCCTCTGCCAATGGTTTTAATGTTGATGGATCCTGTCAAAAATTATATGCAGGATTTACTAAAGAGTTTACCAAAGATGTTCTAATTACAACATGGCAGTCTGTATATCTACAACCTAAATCTTGGTTTGCTCAGTTCAATGTAATTTTTGGAGATGAAGCACATCAGTTCAAAGCAAAGTCCCTAACAACAGTTATGGAAAAGATGGATAAGATTCGTTATCGTATTGGTACAACAGGTACACTTGATAACAAAAAGGTTCATCGTTTAGTCCTTGAAGGTATGTTTGGTCCAGTTCATAAAGTTACTACAACCAAAGCACTCATGGACTCAGGTAGGTTGACTACCCTAAATATAATGTGTGTGATGTTAAAGTATAACGAAGAAATTCGTAAGGCACAAAAGAATAAAACTTACCAAGAAGAGATGGACTTTCTTGTAAGTAATGAAAGACGAAATAAATTTATTCGTAATCTTGCAGTAAAATCTGAGGGTAATACTTTAGTGCTTTTCCAGTTCGTTGAAAAACATGGCAAGATTTTATATGAATTGATAAAAGATAAGGTTCATGAGAATCGCAAAGTGTTCTTTGTTTACGGAGGAACAGATACAACCGATCGTGAATCAATTCGTCACATTACAGAGGGTGAGAGCGACGCTATCATTATTGCTAGTTTTGGTACATTTTCCACTGGCATCAACATACCGTCTCTGGAGAATGTCATTTTTGCATCACCATCGAAAAGTAAGATCCGTAACTTGCAGAGTATTGGTCGTGGATTGAGATTGAAAGATGGTAAGACACAATGTAATCTGTTTGATCTTGCCGATGATTTGCACTGGAAGTCTTGGAAGAATCATACGTTAAACCATGCAGCTGAACGATATAAAATTTATGCTGAAGAAGAATTTAAAGTTAAAATAATAGAGGTGGATCTATGTTAGATGACAACGAGTTCTATATTGTAATGAAACTTACATCAGGTGAGCAAGTAATGGCTGTGCTCAAAGAAGAAGATGAGGAACATGTTCTGCTTGATTTTCCATTATGTATTAGAACGATTCCAATTTTAGAGGCAGGTCGTGAGCATATAACTGCTCATCCTTTATGTCAATTCTCCGATGATAGAACTTTTGTAATCTCCAAGCGAGACATTATGTTTGTGAAGAAGTTGCATCATGCATTCATTCCTCATTATCAACGTATTGTTGCAGAGCATGAAAAAGTTTCTTTTATCTCTAAAGATAAAACAGAAGAGTTACTCTGGGAAGATGATGTAGATCAGGAAGAAGCAAAGAGAAGAATCTTAATTCTTGAGGAGTTAGCGAAAACTCCAAAGGATGAAAGAGAAGAAGAAAGATACAGAGTCTTTATCGAAGGTAATGATACAGTTAACTAAGAGTAACGATCAACCCTAACATAGTGATTATGCCTCAAGTCAATTAAAAAAACAAATTTATTTTATCTACAATTTACAATTAAATAAGATTTGTCTTTTCGTTATGTTTGATGTATACTTATGAATAAATTGAATTAAATGAGGAACGAGTATGTATGGCACACTATGTAAATAACGCTGACTTTCTTGCAGCTATTGTAGAGATGCGAGCCAAGAAAAAAGAAGCTGAAGAAAAAGGTTTACCCAAGCCAATCGTTAGCAACTATATTGGCGAATGTATTCTAAAGATAGCAAACCATCTTTCCTATAAACCCAACTTTATCAATTATTCATACCGTGAGGAAATGATTTCCGATGGCATTGAAAACTGTCTCCAGTATATTGATAACTTTGATCCCACCAAGTCTAATAATCCATTTGCGTATTTTACGCAGATTATATACTATGCATTTCTGCGAAGGATTGCCAAGGAAAAGAAACAAAGTTATATTAAAGGTAAGTTAATTCAAGATATGCCATTTGAGATGTTTGAAGTTCAGGATGGTGATGATAAAGACTATCATAATGCCTACATGGATTTTGTTCAGAACAATAGTACCTTTGATGATTCTTGGATGGATCGCAAAAAAGAAAAAGCAGCAAAGAAAAAGATGGACAATACATTAAATAGTTTTTTGGATGATGAAAATGACACAGGACTTACAAAAGTGGATTCGTGAGTTAACAGCAGGACATAATATAGTAAGAAGATCTTTTCCTGCTCTATCAAGAAGTACAAAAAGTAAGGCTAGAAAAAGAGGTAAGAGACTTCTTAGAAAATATACATGGGATGCGTTTGATAACCAATTTGATTTGAATGAGATTATGAGCAATAATGAAAAAATATTTTTAGGTGTTTCTGATTTCGAAGACTTAGTCACAGTCGAAATTATGAAGCGACGTGTTGATGCAAAACTATCAACAGTACAACGTGAGACAACTGTTCTCTGTGATCGTCAACGATGGTCCAAGTGGGCAGAAGAACAATATAAAGATTGTTTGTTCGTTCAAAGTAATTCTTCAACTGGATTTATTATTGAAGAAGGTACTAATAATTTCATCAAGTTTGATGTAAACTCTAACTCAACCACTGTTCGTGCATTCGGTGATGCTGAATTTGCAGAAGACATGGTTGAGATTGTTGAGTCTAACTTTGATGTTGTGACATCTTATATCGAATGGATCTATAGTTCTGATGGTGGTTCTGTAAATGTTCCATTGAATCGTGATCGTCTTCCAACTGAAGAAATGTATCCATTCCTTAATGGCGAATCCCTTGGTGATTACTACGATCGTTACATGGAATCTTCTGCCAACATTCTCCTACTAATTGGACCTCCAGGAACTGGTAAGACTACATTCATTCGTGGTCTGCTTGCTCATCGCAACTGCTCTGCAATCGTAACATATGATGCTGGCATTCTTGAGAAAGATGGATTCTTCGCAAAGTTCATTGAGGATGATGCAGAAGTTATGGTTCTTGAAGACAGCGATGCCTTCTTGAAATCTCGTAGCGATGGCAATACAATGATGCATCGTTTCCTAAATGTGGGTGATGGTCTTGTGACAACCAAAGGTAAGAAGATGATCTTCTCTACCAACCTTCCAAGCATTCGTGATATTGACTCTGCTCTTATTCGTCCAGGTCGTTGCTTTGATATTGTTACATTCGATGTTCTTAATGCTGATGCTGCTAAGTCTCTTGCAAAGAAACTGAAAGTTAAATTACCAGAAGTGAAAGATACTTACTCTATTGCAGAAGTGTTTAATCAACAATCTGATAATACCAAAAAATCTAGCACAAATAGAAAGGTAGGTTTTCTTTGAACGCACATCTAGAGATGTTAAGTGATAAAGTTCGTAAAGGAGAACCAATTGGGTTTCTTGAAGCAATCGCAGTTATTGAATATCAAGAGAGGTTAAAACAGGAACGAAAAAATAATTCAATTGTCTGTAAGATTAAAAGATTTTTTGGTACTAATGGTCCAGCAAAAGGAACTCCATGAAAGTTGCTATAATAACAGATCAACATTTTGGAGCGAGGTCGGATTCAATCGCATTCTTAGACTTCTTCGAAAAATTCTATGACAATACTTTCTTTCCTGCTCTCGATGCAAATGCTATTGACACTGTTCTTGTTCTTGGCGATACTTTTGATAGAAGGAAGTATATCAACTTCTACGCACTCGACAGAGCAAAGAAAATGTTCTTCGACAAATTGGAAGAGCGAGGTATTCGGGTGCATATGTTGGCTGGTAATCATGACACATACTATAAAAATACTAATGAAGTAAACTCTCCAGATTTACTTCTAGTTGAATATGGTAACATTGATGTTATCTCTAAACCAGAAACAATAGTTATTGATGGAACATCCATTTGTATGTTGCCATGGATTTGTCCAGAGAACTATCAAGAATCATTGGATCATATTAAAAACACTAAAGCCGAAGTTTGTATGGGACATCTTGAGATTGCTGGCTTTGCAATGTATAGAGGAATGGAATCACATGATGGACTGGCTAAAGAAACTTTTGAGAAGTTTGATTTGGTTTTTTCTGGGCACTATCATCATAGGAGTAGTGATAAGCATATTCATTATCTCGGAAATCCGTACGAACTTACATGGCAGGACTATAACGATCCCAGAGGATTCCACCTGTTCGATCTTAGTACAAGAGAACTTGAATTCATTTGCAATCCTTATCGAATGTTTGAACGAATCGAATACAACGACAAAGACCAAGAACCTGTCGACTTAGATGCACTTGAACTTGAATACAAGTATGTAAAATTAGTAGTTGTAAACAAGAATGACTTTTATAAATTTGACAAATTCATTCAGAAGTTGTATAATAAGGGTTGTCATGAGATCAAGATTATTGAAGACATGTCAGAGTTTCAAGATGGTGAAATTGGTGAAGAACTTAATCTCGAAGATACAGTATCTGTTCTCACCCACTACATTGATAGTATTGAGACTGATGTTGACAAAGAACAAATCAAGACGTATATGAGAACACTTTACACTGAGGCGATCAACATTGAGGTAGTATAATGCAACAACTTAATATAGAGTATTTCTTTCCACTTACGGAACAGATTAATCTTAACTTAGATTTCACGCTAACCGAAAAGTATATTTTAGATAAGCGATCAGAGCAGGCAAAAAATTCTGTTACTAGTGGTATGTTATTGCCAGTTGGTGATGGTGGAACTATTTGGGCTACAATTTCTAGTAATATCGGTAGTCCATCTTTTACTATTAATGTTGATGCAATGCCGATTACTATTATCTCTAAAAAGAAACCCAATTTTATAATGAAGTTCATTTATAAATCTATGGGTATGAAATGGAAAGCTGAATGATCGTATTTAAAAGCGTACAGTGGAAGAACTTTTTATCTACTGGTAACTCACCGAATAAAGTTTTACTAAACAGATCTCAAACTACTCTTATCATTGGTAAGAATGGTGAAGGTAAGAGCACAATCTTAGATGCATTGTGCTTTTCGTTATTTGGCAAACCATTTCGTAACATCAACAAAGGTCAACTCGTAAACTCTATCAATGGTAAAGGTTGCGTTGTTGAGATTGAATTTGACATCAATGGTAAAGAGTACAAAATCATTCGTGGTATCAAACCCAATGTATTTGAAATCTGGCAAGATGGAGAGATGATCAACCAAGATGCTGCATCAAGAGACTATCAAAAGATTCTTGAGCAACAGGTTCTTAAATTAAACTACAAGACATTCACCCAAGTTGTTATACTTGGATCTGCATCGTTTGTTCCATTCATGCAGTTGCCAACTACTCAACGAAGAGAAGTTATTGAAGACATTCTTGACATTCGTATTTTCTCTACAATGAATTCGTTGTTGAAGGAAAGGGTACAGGAAACTAAAGATGCTATTATCAAAATCGAAAACGAAATCGCAACCGCCAAGACAAAGGTTGAATCACAAACACAAATCATCAAAACTATTTCTGAAGCAAAGACTAGTGCCATCGAAAGTATCGGAGCAAAAATTTCTGTTAACACTACTGAGATTTTATCTACAGAGGGCGAGATCGAATCTATCATTTCGGAGATCAATACTCTTAAAGCAAGCATCAATGACAAGGAAAATGTATCTGATGACATTGACAAAGCCAAATCAATTAGAAGTAAGTTGCTCCAGAAAATCGAAACTTGTGAGCACAACACAGAGTTCTTTAGTGAACATGATGTTTGCCCATCGTGCAACCAAGATATTGCAGAACAATACAAAGAGAGTATTATCAAAGACCTCAATGATAAATTGCTGGAGCAGAATGGAAAGGTTGGTGAACTCGAAACAATCTTATCCAATCTTAATGAAAAACTATCTGATATTAATAAAATCCAATCAGAAATTACCAGTAAAAACATTGAACTATCTACACGAAACTCTACGATCACCTTACTCAATAAACAAATTAAAGAGATGCAGATTGAAATCGATAGCGCAAAAACTGATACGACAAATATCGATGAAGAGAAAACCAAACTAAAAGATCTAGCCAAAGAAGCCATTGGTAAGATTGGTCAAAAGACTCAACTACAAGAGCAAAGAAATCTTGAAGATGTTGCCAATATCCTATTGAAGGACACTGGTATCAAGACAGCAATCATTCGTGAGTATCTTCCAATCATGAATAAGTTGATCAACAAGTATCTCCAAGCAATGGATGCTTACATCCACTTCGAGTTAGATGAGGCATTTAACGAATCAGTTAAGTCTAGATTCCGTGATGACTTCACTTATGCTTCTTTCTCTGAAGGTGAGAAGATGCGTATCGACTTAGCAATTCTGTTCACATGGAGACAGATTGCAAAGATGAAAAACTCTGTCAATACAAACCTACTGTTACTGGATGAGATCTTCGACTCATCGCTGGACACAGCAGGAACAGATTACTTCTTGAACCTAATGAACCAATTTGGAGACAACACAAACATCTTTGTTATTTCGCACAAGGGTGATCAGTTGTTTGACAAGTTCAGATCCGTCATTAAATTCGAGAAACGCAATGATTTTTCCATTATTGCAACTTAGTAAGTAGTCACTCTCCTCTAACCCCTGTAGATTCGGGGTAAAATAAGTGTTGTCTTTAATCACCGACTGGTGTATAATAGTCGTTATATTATGGAGAAAACTATGAAAAATCAATGGGTTGACTTTGATGACTTTGAATTAGCATGTTTGTGTCATGGTTATGGTATCGAAGAAGAGTGTGTGTTTGAAGGCATCCTCCCTGTGGTATTGGCTAATCGTGCCCAGATTGAAGCACTGTTGACTGACTTAGAATTTGAATTGGCATTTGGAGAATAATAATGGAAATAAAAGCAACTGACCTCTCCGCAAGACTGCTGGCAACTGAAAATCTTTCAGTGATTCGTGCCAGAACTCGCACTGCATCTTTTGACATCAAGAGTCGTATCCTGACTCTGCCGATGTGGAAAGATATGACTCCCGAAATTGAAGATATGTTAGTTGGTCATGAAGTGGGTCATGCCCTTTACACCAACGATGACTATCTTGTACCATTAAAAGAAACCCCTAAGTTACACTCATACATGAATGTCCTAGAAGATGTTCGTATCGAGAAACTTATCAAACGCAAGTATCCAGGATTGCGTAAACGCATGAACGAAGGATACAAGCAACTCAATGATCGTGACTTCTTTGGCACGAAACAGGTTCAAGACTTTGAAGAACTGTTACTAATTGACAAAATCAATCTTTACTTTAAGGCTGGATTCCAGTGTGGTGTAACATTCACACCTGATGAAAAGACATTTGTGAATCGTGCAGAGCGAACAGAAACAGTCGATGAGATCATTGCATTGGCAAATGATATCTACGCATACTCTAAACAAGTAGCCGAAGAGCGCAAGCAACAACAACAATTTCAAGATGCTGAAGAGGGTGACGATGCAGAAGACGAAGATCCATTTGATGGTGACTTTGACATCGATGCTGATGATGACTTCGAAGAACAAGATGATGAAGAAGATATAAAACCATCCAAGAAAAACAACCAATCTGCTCTGCAAAATGACGACAAGTCAGATCAAGGCGATGACTTAGAATCTAAAACAGAAAGAGCATTTCAAAATAAATTGGAAGACCTTGCTGATGATTCCACTGAATACAAATACTGGAAATTTGATACAGATTATTTCAAAGATCCAGTTATTGATTACAAAAGAATCCTCAATGAAACTAAAGCACCTGAGTTGTGGAATATTGAAGCTGACATGGTTGATTATCGTACTCGTAATATGTCTGAAGAAGAACGTCAGAAATATAAAAACATGCAACTTGAAGAATTCAATCAATTCAAAGCTGATTCTATTCGTACTGTAAATTATCTCGTGAAAGAATTCGAGATGAAGAAGTCTGCTCAACTACACAAACGTGCAATGGTATCAAAGATTGGTTCATTGGACATGAAGAAAGTCTATGCATACAAATTACAAGACGATTTGTTCAAGCGAATTACTTCTCTGCCAGAAGGTAAAAATCATGGTATGGTTCTTCTTGTTGACTGGTCTGGTTCAATGAATGATGTATTAAAAGATACCATGAAGCAGGTTATTAATTTGGCTATGTTCTGCAATCGTGTTCAGATTCCATATCGTGTCTTTGCATTTACCACTGACTACAAAAATATAATAAATGAAACGAATGGAGAGCGTGAAGCATATAATGCTTGGAGATCTGAAAGACGAGAGCCAAACAATCTAATTGATTGTGCTGATAGATTTCACTTGTTGGAGTTCTTCAATAACAAAATGACCACCACTGAATTTAATTCGATGGCTCGTCGTATTCTTGACTATCGTTTCGATTGGAATGAAGGTTATGCCACTGGTGGCACTCCGCTGAACGAAGCATTGGTATATTGCTACAATACATTGGGTAAATTCATCAAGAATAATAATATCGAGAAAACAACTTTTATTACTCTTACTGATGGTGATGGTGGTGCGTTAAATACCTATTCATCTGGTCGTTTCGATGACTCTCGAACTGAGATTGTTGGTGGTGTTTACAAACGAATCAAGATTAAGAACTTTATCAAAGATGAAGTTACACAGAAGACTTATGAAATTGGTCGCCATTCTGGTAATCAAACTGAGATGATTCTTCGAATGATTAAAGATCGTTACAATGTTGCACTGGTAGGATTTCATATCTGCCAGAATCGTGGTCGTAATTTGCGTTCTGTTGCAGAGTCAAACTTACCTGACTATCGTGGTGATCTTTACGCACTAGTTGAGACTTGGAAGAAAGAATTCAGAGCAAATGGTTTTGCATCAGTGAAGAACACTGGTCGTGATGAGTTGTTCTTGATCCCACAATCTTCAACCAAGATTCAAGAGGGTGAGATGGATGTAAAAGCCGATGCAAATGCAAAAGCCATTGCAAAGAATTTTAGTAAATTCCTCAATGTAAAGAAGACTTCCCGAGTCCTACTCAATCGATTCGTAGGTTTAGTAGCCTAAGACCCTTGTATCTACAGGGTAAAATAAGTGTTGACTTTTATTGTTAATTACAGTATAATAGTTGTTGTGAATTTGTGAAAGTGTAGTTTTTATTATGGAGAATGTGATGGCAAAAACTGATAACCAGTTCCGTGATTCGTTTGAATCAAAGATGAAAGAAATGTACCCTGACACTACCACCAAAGGTACTGTTAGTCGTCCAGAACTTTTGGATGTTATGAAAGCAATGAAGACAGAGAAGTATCCTCTGTGGCTCATGAAGAATAAAGTTGGTCGTGGTTTGTATGCTATTGATGGCACTGGAAACCAGATTGTTGGAAACACTGCATTGAAAGCACAACCTGTGAAGCAAGAATCATTTAAGGTGGACTACTCTGATATCTCAGCATTGATCCCTCAGAAAGATCCTAACTTTGTTCCATTCGGCAACTACGCTGATTTGGAAAACATCATCAAGTCTGGCATCTTTTATCCTGCATATATTTCTGGTCCAACTGGGAATGGCAAGTCAACGATGGTCGAGCAGATTTGTGCCAAGCACAAGCGTCCATTGATTCGTGTTAACCTTAACATGATGACAGACGAAGAACAACTTATCGGTTCCAAAACATTGGAAGACGGTAATGTGGAAATTGTTGAGGGTCCAGTTTTGATTGCAATGCGCAGTGGTACTACACTTTTGCTAGACGAAATTGATGCAGGTTCAGCAAATACTTTGCTTTGCTTGCAACCGATTCTTGAGGGTAAACCATACTACTTCAAACTCAAGAACGAAATGATTGTTCCAGCTAAAGGATTCAACATCTTTGCAACTGCCAATACTAAAGGTAAGGGTAGTGACGATGGTCGTTATATTGGTACCAATGTTTTGAACGAAGCATTCTTGGAGAGATTCGCTGTTACATTTGAACAGGAATATCCAAATGCAAAGATCGAAGTCAAGATTATCAAGAATCTCATGGAAACATATGGCTGTCTAGATGCCGAGTTTGCAGAGACACTCGTGAAGTGGGCTGAAGCAATTCGTCGCACTTTCGAGGATGGTGGTGTGGATGAAACAATTACGACTCGTCGTATGATCCATATTGTTCGTGCCTTTGCGATTTTCAAGAGCCAGCAGAAAGCAGTTGAGTTGTGTTGCAATCGTTTCGATGCTGCAACAAAGGCTGCATTCATCGACTTGTTCGACAAAGTCGCAAACCCTCAACCTGAAGTTGCAGTTCCCGATGCACCTATATCTCAGGTAGAAGATGAGGTTCCATTCTAATCCCTGCAACTTTGTAGGGTTATTGAAAAAGAACTTGTCTTTAATTCAGAACTGTAGTATAATAGTATCTGTTAGTTAGAAACTTTTAAAGGAAATATATTATGTTGAAATTTGCAAACTTGACTTTGTCTCAAAAGCGTTTTGTTGTGACTGTTCTTGAGTCCAACAAGCAGTACAAAAAAGATCCTCAGATCACTCTGAAGGAATGTGCTGCAATTTATTACACTATTCGTGACCAGCGTACTGGTGCGAAGGGTGAAAAGATTGGATACCCTAATTGGTTGTTCAATAAAAACAAAGTCGAGCGTGGTGTATACCAGTTGCCGATTCCTACTGATGCTGAGTTGTCTTCTTATACCAAAGAATTGGCTGAGAAGAATACTCCTAAGGTAGTTAAGGCTAAAGCCAAAGTTGCGAAACTTGCTAAGGCTAAGACTGTTAAAGTCAAAGCACCTGCGAAAGTGGTAGTTGCAAAAGAAGATAAGATGGAAGTGTCTCGTCTTCAAAGGATTGTTGATGAATCTGCAGACTTCAGTGATGATGCAGAAGACTTCAATGCGATCCTGCGAGAAAATGGAATTGAAGTTTAAAAACTAAATCATCTTTCGTCTGGGTTTCGCCATCACCCAGACGATTTTTTATGTGATGGCTGTTAATTGGAGTTATATTATATGTCTAAACAAGACTTGTTACTGAAACATCTTTCCTTGGGTAAAGTGTTTACCGCTAAGCAAATCAAAGCATCCTTTGGTATTGCACATCCTGCAAGCACAATCCGCAACTTGCGTGAGCAAGGTTACTGTGTTTACTCTAACCCAGCAGTTGTGAATGGCGCTGACGTGGTTAAATACCGCATTGGTAAACCAACTCGTGCCATGGTTGCACTTGCTGCTTCTGTGCGTGGTTCTTCTGCATTCACTGGTCGTCCAGTCTAAGTGAGTTATTAATGGGCATTCTTCGGAGTGCTCATTTGTCATTTCATTTGGAGAGAATATGGCAACCAAAGAAGATATAAAGAAGTCCCAAACAGCTACGACTGGTGGACGCAAATTCGATGGTAACAAACTTCAATATGGTTTGTTACCACCACTCGCATTAAAAGCGACTGTAGAAATTCTAACATTTGGTGCGGAGAAATACGAACCAGATAATTGGAAACATGTTCCTGACTCAAAACGAAGATACTTTGACGCAATGCAAAGGCATCTTTGGGCATGGAAAGAGGGAGAGCAAAACGATCCCGAGACTGGTAAGAATCATTTGGCACATGCAATGTGTTGCTTAATGTTCTTATATGAACACGATGTTAAATACTCAAAATAAATTTGCCAAATGCCTCGTTTTGAGGTATAATGTTTTATACATAGTAATGTACAATTTGAAAAAGGAAACCTATGAAATTATCTAAAGAAACTGTATCCCTTATTAAGAATTTTGCTGGTATCAACAGCAATCTTTTACTTAAGAATGGAAACAAACTAGCAACTATCAGTGCACAAAAAAATGTGATGGCTGATGCAACAACTACAGAGTCGTTTCCCGACTTTGCCATCTATGACTTGAATGAGTTTCTGGGTGCGATGTCTTTATTTGAAGATCCTGAATTGGAATTCCAAGACAAGTATGTTTCTATCAAACAAGGTAATATGAACATCAAGTTCTTTGCTGCAGACCCATCTGTTTTGGTATCACCACAGAAAGCAATTACCTTTCCTGATGCAGAGATTAACTTTAACATGTCGTCAGCGATGTTGGATATGATTAAGAAAACTTCTTCAGTTCTTCGTGCAGCCGATGTGTCAATAGTTGGTGATGGTAGCAAAGTTACTGCTGTTGTTGGAGACAAAAAGAATGCCACTGGTAACTCTTACAGTGAATCAATCGGTGACACTGATAAAGTATTTAAGGTAAACTTGAAAGTAGAAAATCTAAAGATGCTTCCAGGTGATTATCAAGTGTCTATCTCCAGCAAAAAGATTTCTCGTTTCAAAGCACCAAACACCGACTTAGTTTACTATGTCGCAGTAGAAGCTGATTCTACATTTGAGTTTTAATTGATAAGAGGGTATAATTCCCTCTCTGTTTTATTATGTTTGGATTGATATATGATTGATAGTCGTGATGAAATGTTTTTGTGGGTAGAAAAGTATCGTCCACAGAAGATTGATGATTGTGTTTTGCCACAGGCATTAAAGAATACTTTCCGCCAGTATGTAGAGCAGGGTGAACTGCCTAACTTCTTGTTTACTGGTTCAGCAGGTGTAGGTAAAACTACAATTGCCAAAGCACTATGTAATGAAATTGGTGCAGAGTTTATGATGATCAACGGATCCGAAGAATCGGGTATTGATACTCTGCGCACTAAGATTAAGGGGTTCGCTTCCACTATATCATTGACAGATGCCAAGAAAGTTGTCATCCTCGATGAAGCGGATTACCTTAATGCTAATTCGACTCAGCCAGCGTTGCGTGGATTCATTGAAGAGTTTGCCAACAACTGTCGATTTATCCTTACCTGTAACTTTAAGAATCGTATCATTGAACCTATCCACAGTCGTTGCGCTGTGGTTGAATTTAAGATTGATTCCAAAGACAAGCAGGAGATCGCTGCAACTTTCTTTAAGCGAGCAGTAACAATCCTCAGACAAGAACAGATTGAATTCGATCCTAAAGTTGTTGCTGAACTAATCACTAAACACTTTCCAGACTACCGTAGGATTCTAAATGAACTCCAACGATACTCTGTATCAGGTAAGATTGATTCTGGTATCCTCGTCAATATGTCCGAGGAATCATTCAAGAGTTTAATCAAACTACTTAAAGAGAAAGACTTTGCCGAAGTCCGCAAGTGGGTTTCAAAGAACTCTGACTCAGATACTACATCACTATTCCGTGAACTATATGATAGTGCTGCAAATACTATTGAACCAAACAGTGTTCCACAGTTGGTTCTTATTCTTGCAGACTATCAATATAAAGCAGCATTTGTGGCTGACCATGAACTAAATATTATGGCAGCACTCACTGAGATTATGGCTCAGTGTAAATTTAAATGAGGCTAATATGGAACTTATTTTACTAGTATTATTCGGCATCGTTGTATGGGCACTGGGTGTGAAGTCTGGCTGGGATGCTAGAGAAAGACATGCCAGCAAGATAACAAAACAATTTCTTGATGCCATGCAAGATGCTGAAGAAGACCAAGAGGAACTACTCCATATCGTTATCGAAAACCATAATGATATGTTATTTGTTTACGACAAAGATACTGAACAATTTATGGCACAGGGATCTACACGAGAAGATGTAGAAAAAGTTCTTGTAGAAAGATTTCCTGGAAAACGATTTGCATGCCATGAGTCTATACTTAAAGAAGTTGGGTTTATCCCATGACACCATTTGACTTTATTAATGCAATCAATCTTACAAAGAAAGATCTATTAGCAGAAGACCCGATGGCTAAGAAGGACTATGTTCCTTTTATTATTAACAGAGGTTTAGGTTATTTCCCCGATACAGTTCTATATGCGAACGAGATGAATCGCAACTCATCTATTCCAGTGGACTGGCAGTTTTCTTTTTTACTAAATAGTATCTCTAAGAAGAAAAGATTCTCCAAATGGCACAAAAAAGATGCCGAAACAGAGTCTATTCGATTAGTTAAAGAATACTTTGGTTATTCCGATTCTAAGGCAATTGATGCCCTAGATATATTGACGGAAGACCAGTTGGTAATGATAAAAGAAAAATTATACAAAGGTGGAAAATAATGACTGTCGAATTGATTTATTACGACTGGACGGCTGAGTCCATGCTTGAAGAGATACTTTATAGTACACTTCAAAGAATTGTTTGCTCTTGATGGGAAAGAATCTAACATCACGAGTGGTGATATTGAGAGAAGAAATGCTATTGCTGGTTTGCTTCAAGATTGGGATCTATTAAAGATACTAAATAATTCACAAGCAGACAACAAAGCATCTTTGTCTCAAATTAAAGTAGTCTCTTTTAAAGAGAAGCCCGATTGGGAACTTGTTCCCAAATATAACATAGGAAAGAAATTAAAATGATTAAACTTGAATTAAGTATTGAAGAATGCAATATGATTCTTCGTGTATTGGGTAAGCACCCATTTGAAGAAGTTGCTGCCGTTATTACTAAAATTAAACAGCAAGGTGAGCCACAGGTTGCAGCATTGGAAGCAGAAGCTGCACCAGTTGAATCACCAGCTGCTGAATAAGGATTATCGTTAGTCTAAAATAATGATTCTCTTTAGTGTATTATTTGCCTTTGGGAATAAATATAAGTGTCCGTCTTGGACATAACATGGAGAAATAATTATGTGGACTAAACCAGAAGCAGTAAACATGAGATACGGATTTGAAATCACTATGTATGTGATGACTCGTTAAAGAATTCACCTTAGGACCACTAAGTTACGAATCGTTTTAAAGCAGACATGACGTACGATGTCGCTGGAGTTGTAACCAGCATCTGATATGCCTTCGGGATATCAATTTTATTTAACTCGCTTAATAGGAGAAGCACAAATGGTAAGACAATTCATTCCCTCAATTTTTGGTGAACACTTCAAAGACTTTGATAAGGTGTTCGTAGGTTTCGATGACCAGTTCTCGAAGATGCAAGTTCTTCATGACGAACTAACCAAAAACATTCCCAACTATCCTCCATTCAATGTTCGCAAGAACGGTAATACCTACACGATTGAACTCGCTGTGGCAGGTTTCGCACAAAACGAAATCGACATTACTATTGATGGCGGTAAGTTAATCGTTAAGGGTAACTCTGAATCAACTGAACCAGAGGGTACTGATTACTTGTTCAAAGGTATTGGCATGCGTGCGTTTACTCGTGCATGGGCAATCGGTGACCAGTATGAAGTTAAGGATGCTGAACTGTTCAATGGTATATTAAAGATCGCTCTCGATCAATTGATCCCAGAAGCACAGAAAGCAAAGAAAGTTCCAGTGAAAACTAAGGGACAAAAATCATTCTTACAGGAGGACGCATATGCTAAAGCTGCTGAAACATTGTAAACAATTTTTTGTCCTTATGCTTGAATCACTTGTTGAGGCTCGCAAAGCCAGAGCCGATGCGATAACAAAGGGTATCGGAAGATAAACAAATAATCATACAAACAGGGAGAGTTTCGGCTCTCCCTAAATACTTGTATGAAAGCAAAACTATCTCACAACATGATATCTTTCGTCACAGTTCGTCGTGGCGACTGGATATTAAAAATATCTGTTTACAAAAATAAACAGATAATGTTAGTTGCACAGCATTGTTATGATTTTGAAAGAACATTTGTTTCATTCTTTACTGACCAAAACATTGCAGCAGATTTTATTGAACAACTTGTCACAGAGGATTGAATGAGAGACATTAAAGTATTTAAATTGATTAGTGGTGAAGAACTTATTGCCAAAGTAGAATCAACTGGTTATGGATTTGAGTGTGAAACGATCGCAACAATTTTAATGCAGCAAACTAAAGAAGGTGTTGGATTGGCATTGATGCCATATATGCCTTACTCAGAAGGAATTGTGAAACTACATAGGCATTCCATTGCTTCAGAAGGAACACCATCCATCAAAATGGTCAACGAATTCAACCGATTATTCGGTTCAGGGATAGAGATCGCTCCAGCGTCTGCTTTAATCGGTCTATAACCCTCTCCAGCCCTCCTTAAAACCCTCTCTCGTAGAGGGTTTTCCGCATTCTAAACCCCTGTATCTACAAGGGTTTCTAATCCCCTCAACTCCGTAGGGTTATTAAATTTAGTTGTTGTCTTTAATTGCAAACTGCTGTATAATATAGTCTTAGAAAGTTGAAAAGGAACTGAAAAATGACTGAATTCGAAAGCAAATGCTACGGTATCTCTGCAGAAACTATTCGTAAAGAATACATGGGTTCGATTACTGCTCGTCTGAGTGGTTTGGAAATGGTTGCGATGAGTGTTCTTTCTGATGCTCAAGAACTGATGTCCTTCGGTAATGATCAAGCAACTGATCAGGCACGCAAAAACATCAACATCGCAAAATTCATTCTGTCAGAAATGATGGAAGCACGAATGACTGAAACTGTTTAATTAAAGGAAATATATTATGTTCTATAAATCAAAATCTGAGATCCGTGCCGAAACCGAAAAACAATTGAAGTTGTTTTTGAAGAAGGGTGGATCGATCGAAGTTGTAAAGGCACGCAAAGCACCAACGCAACGCATGTCTGGTAAAGTTACAAGATCTGGTTCCACTGGGACTTCTGGATTTGCGACTGGATTCCCTCGCAAGAGTTGCATCTAAGTGTTGTCTTTAATTCAGAATTGCGGTATAATAGTAGTATGAAAATCGAAAAGGAATTGCAAATGTCAAACGAATTCAAATCTTGGGAAGAAATGTCTGTGTTGGAACAAATGCAATGCCAGTACTGGGATATGTATAAGGATGCATATGGTGTGCGTCCTCGTGGTGTCGATACCTCTTCTTGGACTGAGGAAGTGTTCATGACTGAATTCGAATTGCTTGGTAAAGTTATCGAGCAGGAAGAAATTGCTCGCAAAGAATCCGAAGCCCAAGCGATTGTTCGTTTCGAAGATAGTGTGCTCAATCTAATGCACACTGGCACTAATCGTGCTCGTGTCATTGCTTGGTTGATGGATGCTGAGGGTGCTAATGGCGACTTCGAGTATTTCTGTTTCACGCAGGGTCTACCCTATGGTTACTTCAAGGAAGTGGCATGATTCTCGCTAGAGAACTCACTCAGTGGGATGCTGGTACGGCATGTAACCATACCTACATCATGACTGAATCCATGGACAAAATCTTTGGTTACTTCAAAAGAAATGATCCAAAAGACTTCATGATGTTCAAGAATCCGATTCGTATTGATACACGCTATCGTAAATTCAAAGTTATCAAACGCAACATGTACTTCAAGGGACAAGAGCCAACGCATCGAATCTGGGAAGTTAAGGGTACGAAAGACCATGTCTATACTGTAGAACAATCAGAGCATGGAATGTATTGTAGTTGTATCGGTTTTAAATATCATGGTAAGTGTAAACATATTGATGGAGTGTTGAATGAACATAAATGAATTTCTAAACAGTCTCGCTGAAAATGCCTCACGCAATTTCAAGATCGACCAATTAAATGCACAGAGCGATAACGAAACTCTGCGTGAGGTAATTCGGCTAGCACTGGATCCATTTACTCAATTCTATCAACGAAAGATTCCTGAGTATACCACTGACTCAAAACTATCAAGAAGTCTTGATCAAGCCATGCTTGCATTGTATGACTTGAAGGAAAGAGTCGTGACTGGTAATGCAGCAATTGAATATCTCCGTATGCTTCTTTCAACCGTATCAGCTGATGATGCTAAGGTACTGGAGAGAATCATCTCCAAAGATTTGAAGTGTGGAGTTGATGTATCGACTGCCAATAAAGTTTGGTCTGGTTTGATTCCTGAATACCCATGCATGTTATGTAGTCCATTCGAACAGAAGTTGGTTGACAAGATTAAATTCCCAGCCTATGCTCAGATGAAGATGGATGGCATGCGCTTCAATGCAATTGTCCGTGATGGTAAGGTAGAATTCCGTAGCCGAAATGGTAAACAGATTCTGTTGTTGGGTAATCTCGAAGCAGAGTTTGCTGCACTTGCTGGTAATATTGATTGTGTATTTGATGGTGAATTACTTGTGATGCTTGAGGGTGATCATCAGTTTGCAGATCGTCAGACTGGTAATGGTATCCTCAATAAAGCAAACAAGGGAACAATCTCTGCCAAAGAAGCAGCACTGGTTCATGCAACTGTTTGGGATTTGATTCCATATGTTCAATTCATTGATGGCTATTGTCAGACTCCATACTCAAAACGATACTCTACTCTGCAAGCAATTATAGCAAAACAAAAAGCAGATGGCAAAAAGATTTGGAATGTGACATCAACCATTGTGGAAACTCTGGAAGAAGCACAAGAGATTTTCCAAGGTTATCTTGCAGAAGGATTTGAAGGTATTATTCTTAAGGATGGTGCTGGTGTTTGGGAAGACAAACGAAGCAAGACTCAGATTAAATTCAAAGGTGAATTGGAATGCGATCTTAAGATTGTTGCAGTCGAAGAAGGTAAAGGTAAAGCAGTTGGAATGCTTGGTGCAATTATATGTGAATCCGCAGATTCAATTGTAAAGGTAAATGTAGGATCTGGTTTCAATGATGCACAACGAAAGCAATATTGGAAAGAAAATATAGTTGACAAAATAGTGGCAGTGAAGTATAATAGTCGTATCAAGAACAAAGCTGGAGAAGAATCTTTGTTCCTTCCAGTGTTCATTGAACTGCGTGATGACAAAGATGTTGCAGATAAATCAAAGGTGATAAAATGAAAGTAGTAATCAATAGATGTTTTGGTGGTTTCGGTATCTCAAATATCGCATTCGAGAAGTTGCTTGACCGAAAGGGTATTGCATTCGATAAAGTGCCAGCCAAGTTTCCAATTCGTGGAAATGATTCAGACTATTACAAAGCAGGTAGTGAACAATCTGACGCTACATACATAAGTGAGTATGAGTTCTATGAACAACGCAATGATCCAGATTTGATCGCAGTGATTGAAGAGTTGGGTAAAGATTCATGGGGTTGGGCATCAGAACTAGCAATCTTGGATATTCCAGATGATGTTGAATGGCACATTGGCGAATACGATGGACTTGAACATGTAGCAGAAAACCATAGAACTTGGTATGGAGATTAATTATGTTAGACTTCGAAGAAATTAGATTGGCTCGAACACTAGGTCGTGCCATTGAAGAAGAAATAAAGAATGGTAACAAAGTACCTGACGAAGTTCTTCGAGCATATGAAGAATTATACAAACACTGGCAGTTACAAATGGATAGAGAATTATCATGAAACGAGAATTAGACGAAGCACTCTGTGCTAAGTATCCGCTGATCTTCAAAGATCGTAATGCAGATATGCGCACCACAGCCATGTGCTGGGGACTTGAATGTGGTGATGGTTGGTATAACATCATCGATGTTCTTTGTGGTCTATTGACTAGTGATTATCGCCAAGCACAAAGTCGTTATGAATCTATCAAAGATAAAGTTGATCAACCACGCTGGGAAGGTAGTAAAGATATTATCACCCAAGAAAAGATTGACGAAGCCAAAGTAAAACTAGATGAAGAAACACTGAAGGTTCCAGTTGCTGTTCAAGTGAAAGAGAAATTCGGTGGACTGAGATTCTATGTTCAGGCTGCAACTAAGGAGCACTATAACTATATCTCATTTGCTGAGAGTATGAGTTATCGTACATGCGAATCATGCGGTGCTGAAGGTAAGACATATACTGATGGTTGGCATACAACTCTTTGCG